GGTGCTATTTAATCTTTAACGACGTCGCATGACCTGTGCCTCTAAACCGTTGTCCACCATTCGCCTATTCTCACCCACCCAAAACTCACATGACGCGTTCTCGTCTTCACCGACCTCCCAGTAATCGCGAGAATAGACAGGAGCATCAAGTTGACTCAACTCAGCCTCTGTGTCCACACAAAGCATCTCAAACCCGGTCATCTTTGCCTTCGACTCAACCACCTTTAACTTAGCGTTGTTAAAGTACTCGGTCATTTTCCTTTGGCATTCTTCCTTGTAGTCATCATGAATCTTCTTCTCAAAGGCGGGAAGCTTTTGGAGTGTTTTGAGTGAAAGTTCATCATAGTAGACGAAATCTGGGACCTTCTCCTCCTCGGTTCCAATTTCCATCACGACTGCTCGAAGACCGTTTTCCGTCAGGTTTTTCCAGGTCCAGGAGTTAAACGCAGCGGCAGTGGATATGCAACCAACGAGTTCCCCAGCCTCACCACCGGGAGCCCAACGGACGTTCTTCACACACCATTGCTTGATAGCCATATTCTTTCGAAACGCAGTCATACGCTTGATGGGATCAAATGTACGGCGCGCTTCCTTTTCCCACCTCTCGAGAACCTTGTACTCCTCATGCATCTTCTTCACAACATCCAGAAGTAGGTCTCTGAGACGTGCAATCTCAGAGAGACGTCTTCGATCGAGATTCGGGGCGAACGGGGCACGAACCGTTGGTCGCGGAGACTGATAGTCACTGTCATCATCGCTACCAAGTTCCGAATCATCGTCGCTGTAGTAGAATTGGTCTTCGTGAAACGGTTTATCACCGTTGAGTTTGTCGTGGATGCGCTTAAGATTATCAGCCATATCCAAGTACATCCCATCTCCGATCTTGTCGGAGATGAAGTCGAGGGCGGCCATGACACGTTGAAGTTCTTCCATCTTTATGTTGAAAATTTACGAAACGTGAGATCGACTTAGGTTTTTTTCTTTTGTGATTTCAAGATGAAGCTCTTCGTCGTGATCCTAATCCTGACGCTTCTATTATTTTTGGTTTTTGAATATAAAAATAAAAAAGTATTATACTCTACTAATTTTTTTGAAAAATTTGTTCATGAAAAAATTAAAAAAGATTGTTTAGAATTCAATTCTCAACTCGTTGATGAAGATCTCCCTAATAATGTTAAAAGAAAACGTTTCTATATAGATCCAACACATGACATACACAAATTATTAGATTCTGATGAAGTTAAGAATAAACTAGGATTCAATGGGTACGAATTAAGTGTAGACGTTCCGGTCGAATACCGCGTGTACGGTATGGGTGGACACATGAACTGGCACTCGGATACACAATTATATGATCCGGAACAATACGAATTGATATATACGATAGATAATACGTCTGATACAACGTTTAATTGGAAACAACCGATAACAGGTAAAATACAGTCATTAGAACCTAAGCCTAATAGTATTTTATATGTTAGAGCGAACGGAGCACCACACATGGTCTCCGAAATAACCGATGGATCTCGGTGTATACTTAAATTCGTATACGTTAAACCTGGATCTATTTATTCGCCACTATGATAATTTATCGCAGCTTGCTCTGCGAGTTTTTTAGATTCTTCTGTTACGTCACTATCATCGATCGTGTAATAAATAATGGGTATTTCTGTTGGTTTAAAATCTGTATCAAAGGCTCGTGTTGGTGATACAGGGATTCCACCCATTTTCTTAAGGACTGCCTGGCGATACTTTATAGCATCTCGATTAAAGGTACCATCAGGATTTTGTAATACAATCTTACCTTTATCATCAAACCATCGAGCCCATTGATTAAATGTGGGATCGTGACCTCCATCATCCCAGTTCCATTTGGGTCCTTGGAAGGTAAATTCATCCGGCTGACCTACAGCCCATGATCCATTTTGAGATCTTTTATATAAAACATAAAATTGTTTACCGTCGTATTCCGTTTCCCTAGACACTTGACCATCGTAGAATGTATGTGGTTTCCACTCACATACATCACTAGCGGGTAGACCGTCCATTGTATACTTATTCCATCTATGATCCTTGCCCAACTGTTTTCCGTAAGATTTATACGCGTGAAGTCCAACGTTTGGGTCTCGTTTGTTTGATGTTTCGGAATATCCCAGATTCTCGCTATTCTCGCGACCGACCTCCGCGGCTTTATCCGGGCGCAAGGTTTGAAAGCCGTCGCTAGAAAGTTCACCAATATTATCACCCCACTGATTTTGTGGGGCCCATGAAGGACTCGCCGCATTCTTTCCACCCGGTTCAAAACGTTCTAACCCCAAGTCTTCAGAAGAAAATTGATGATTTGTACAACTCAATTCGTTTAACGCGGCACATTGAGTTTGGTATTTACTTTCTTTAGCGTTACATCCACCTTGTTCCAATATGGGTTCACATTTTACGTTCGGTGTCGAAAGAGTTAATGTATTTGGGTCACAATACGGTTGATTTTCGGTTCGTACGGTATATCCATTTGGACACTTAGGAAGACCACGTGTACCAGGTAAAACTAAACTTCTATAATCATCGTCGACAAGATCATTGTAGCCCGTGAGTTCAGGGTTGCGAGCTTTTTCTACGGAGTTTGCATAAAGGTGTCTATCGTCGGATCCCGCTTTAACTTTATTTCTCACAATATTCGATCCCGGCTCCACGCCATGGTTAGCCCATCCGAGATGGTATGGGTTTGATTTCGCATCCTCGAATTTGTAATCGTCTCGGTGCCTGTCGATCTTTGATTTCCAGCCACCCGCCGTGAATTCTTTAGATGTCCCAGTACGAGGATTATCAATTCTACCCGTCCGTATGAATTGTACCGGGCACCCTAACTGAATCTGTGTCGCCGGGTCAACTTCATCATCCTTCGAAAACCTACCGGGAAAAACTGTTTTTTCGTTTTTACCGTTATTTTTACACACACCGTCGGAATCAGCGGGTGTCCACGCAGCATTAGAATACCTCGCAGAATCTTCGGGGAGTCCCCGTTCCATATCATACGTGTACCTCTTCGCCGACCACGACTTCGTCGAGTGGTTTTTTAATTCACTTAAACTACCATCCATAGAGTAATCAGTCGTACCCCTAGGCTCACCACCATTTTCAAAATCTAACGGTGTATCCTGGCATGTTCTCGGAAATTTAGGGTGTTCAAAGTTCCCGTTTTTTTCAAGATTCGTAGAATTTGCGTCGATTTTCTTTGCTATATGTTCTTTTATCAAAGGATCTTTTAAGTATCCATCCTCGTATTTGGCGAATATAGCTTCACCAGAAAATGTTCCTATATCAAATCTTCTATTCCCATATTTCTGAAGTTTACACCAATATTTACCCTTATATTTATTCGTATTACCATTATCGAATTTCTCTGGACCGGTGGTAAGACTCTTAAACCGATATTTTTCTTCATCTTCCACCGTACCCGCATTTCTTTGAATACCATGCATAGCATGGTGTCCACGTTCCGTATCGAATATAGGATCTATAGAAAATGCCGAACATTCGTCACTATCTCTACACGCGTCAGAGCACTTCTGGAACGTCTCTGCATACATCGGTTTTACACAACTTCCACTGTGTTCGGCTACTGTTCTGTATGGTCTATTATACAAATGTGATGAGTATATAGAATCTATACGCGCTCCCGAATAAAGCCCCAAACTGTTTTTATAGTTACCACGCCCAGCACCCCGTGGAAAACTAGCCTCTTGGTCCCGCGCCCTATCGTAATCACCCTGCACAGTTCGAACACCGCGAGCGTAGTATCCATGCTCACCCCCCGAAATTCCGGTGTTACCGTAATAATAATACTGTTGGTCCCCTAATTCAATGTCTCCGGGTGATGTAGGTCCGCAACTAATTTTCATCTGTACCTTTTCTTTCTTCCATTTACCGTAATTCTCCGGAAAATCTTCACTCTCTTCATCATCTTCTCTCGGCCAAGCACCGACACCGAAATGTGGTCCCGTAGGATCTTGTACGATATAATAATCATTGAAAACGTTACCGACTTCTGAAAATTGGATTAATTTTTCTCTATTATCTTGTGGTGAAGTGCTATTAACAGTAGGTGTTGCTAATGCGACGTTTCCGTCGTTCCACCCATCCTCAGGCTCTAAACTCGCACTAGCGAATAAGGAAACCATCCTCTGTGTAAACGGTGACGATTGGTTAATAGCTTCGTCACCCCTAGAAAATAACGCATCTGTACCCAATTCGGATGTAGGTAAATCACCCGTGTCTATGGCATTTGCGTCGGCCTCTATCTTCGGTAAAGTATCTTCCAATACCTGGAGTCCTTCGCCCAAATCCGATTTTAAAATAGTAGTATCCTTTACATCCTTATCCATTACTTGTCTTTGCTCTGTTCTTAAAGCAAGTTCACTTATCTGCCTTTCTTTATACTCTTGCCCCTTTACCATCAATTGAGTGTTTATTTCTTTCCGTATACCGTCGTAGGCCGCCTCTGCCACTTCATCATACGTTTCATTCTCCGGTAACGTTTGGTTTTCGTAAATATGATCCTCTACCAACCCTGTATACTTTTTGATAAATTTTAATTCTTCGTCAACACTCTCTTGTATTTCGTCTTGTATTTCGTCTTGTGTACCTTGTTTAAAAGCAGCCTTCATATCCACCTGTTTCAAAAAAGCATCATGAAGTATTACATCTTGCGTTCTTTTCTTTTCCATTTTATCAATACCTTTTAGGAGTTTATGAACAAGAGATCTAGGTCTGACCGGCGCGCCTTCTGAAGGACCTATCTCAATATCCGAAGGACCTATATCCTCTTCATAATATTCTGATCGTCGTTTTCGTGTCACAAATAAAAACACGACGATCAAAAGTATCGTCACCACTAAGGTGATCATTACTATTATTAAGAATTTTTTCTGTAACGATTAGTTTACATACTCCCTGATGAAAGATGGGCACTCCGTTTTATATCGCGCGAATGATGCCTTATCGTTGATATAATATTCCTTATATGCTTCAACCACATTAGGGGTCTTATACTGTTCTGGCATACACTCCGGAATACCTTCAGTTGAATAATATGCCGTATCACTGATATGTTCCTCGAAAAACGAAGGGTGGTTATCACGAAGCCAATATAAATGTTCGGCGCATGTATGAATTTTACCGTATCGCTTAGTATATTCGTCACTCAAAGCAATGCCGATATCACACGCGTACAAATAATTTTGTAAACTCGAAGCGATCCACATAGTCATTGGATGCTTTTTGTGTGCGGGTTTATACCCCCTGCGAGTCTTCGTTTTGGTGAACGGGGCGTTAGCTTGTACAGTATCCTCTTCACCAGAATAGAACCACGCGGTGTACAACATCTGACAGATTTCAAGTTGAATTTTTATCACATGTTGGTCACAAGATAGTTCTGCGATCTCTTTGGGGTCTAGCGAAAGAAAGAAGATATTCATGTTTTACTTTCATACCATCTCGACACGAACTTAGGTCAATTACAAAATCCTAAAGTTTCTATTTGTTTTCTTGTAGGTCTAGAAACCGGTAAATCACCCGTTTTTTTACTATGAACCCACTGACACCCATCGTGGGCCATCCATCTAACATCATGTTTTTGTAAAAATTTCCTACATATCACACATGGCATAGATATACTATCACCGAATACAGTTCGTCTCGATACAACTAACTCGCCGTATTTTCTATGTAACCATGATGTAAACTGGTGGGGTTTGTATCCACTCTTTAAACATTCGTTATATAAATGTTTTAAAAGTTTGCGTTCAGCACATATATGATTATTACTCTCTATTTCCGGACCTTTAGACATATAACATGTCACGGTACAGTATTTCATTTAAATATGAACGGAACAAATCTTTAATTTTGTCAATGTAGATGGTATGATCACAAATGGTTTTTAGAAGTTCGGTGAATATTTATTTCTCCCTGTAAACACGAAAGGCTTATTGAACTCTTCGTTTTTAGGGGTTATGGATTCTGATTTTTTTGGTAAATATTTATCTATAACGTATACTGGAGCAATTATGATACTCATTATAGCTATAATATTTCCAATGGGTGTGAACATTTATATTACCAACTATTTTTTTTTATACATTAAGTTCTATCGTACTCGGTTACACGCTCACTAAGTGTCTTTCCATCTTCACCAGGTGTTTCGACATATTGGACGTTACAGACGCTCACGTCGAATAAGTCGCCATGTGTCTCACATAACATACAACGCGTGGTCGGTTTTACACCGGGAAGATGATTGTGTTCGGGTGTGATTTTTTTGAGCGCTCGCTTCGTTTTTTTAGGGACGATAGGATTATCCGGGTCGTGTCTTTCACAAAAAGTCTTTCCATCCAAGCATTTCCGCCTACAAGGATTTCCGCGAATATTGATCCCTGTACAAGCCTGGCGCTTCGGTCGCGGTGGTTTGGGTTCCTTTGGCGCCTTGAGTGGTCTTGAATGAACTTTGCATGTAGTCAGTCCTTCCGCACAAAACTTGCGACACTGAACACCCTTAGCGGTTATAAATGGACACTTGATCTTGATAGGTTTGATTTTCTTAGGTTTTACTCTCGTTTTTAAATCCTCATTTTCTTTGCGAAGCACTTCAATTTCAGCGCGAAGAAGCTCAACTTCTGTCAGTTGTGGGGTCTCCATGATTTCAGACATCTTGATTTTTAGATAAGTTGTGGTCGACTTAGGTTTTTTTATTTCTTTGAACATAGTAGAATGGAATCGATATACGATATACCTAAAAAAGTTCAATACATTGTAGTCGATTCTAGGTATGTCACCGGAACGAACAATACATTTTCATTAGATTTATCACTCACATCTAATACACATGTGGAAGACTTCAGTAAAGTTCTCGGTGTCAAGATGGTAGATTTTTACATAACTCAAGTGGGAGAAAATACATCTACACTTAACACAAATGTGGCTAAATATGTAGACATCGTTTGTCCAGAAGTCCCGCAAGTCGCTCAGATGCTGGATGAGCGTCACGGGAGAATATTTGCGAGGGTGCCACTTGAACGACATTTCACGGGAAGTAGTGGAATCGTGCTACGAGACAAACAGTGGAAAAGCTTTAACCGTGCAACAAATTATTTTAACCCTATATCTATACAAAAATTAAATTTTACCATATATGAGCAACAAGATGACGGTGATTATAGAACATTACAACCGGATGCTGCATGGTATATGGTATTAGAAGTGACTACGGTAAATCATAAAGAAAAACCTGTAACGAAGGAAGCTCAAATATTAGATGCTATACACGCTCTCATAGGTAAGATAGAGATGCTACATCAGAGTGTTGATAAACTCCCAAGTAAAGAAACGGCTGAGAGGATTATCGAAGAAACCGAAAAGAAACGTAAGAAAATGTCATTTAACTATGTTCTTCTAGCGTTGGCAGTTCTCATAGGTGGATACGTATATTACGTAAATAAGGTGAAGTTAGTTGCTAGTATGGTTATGTAATAAATATTTCAAATCATGTTTAAAGAACTAACGAAAATTATGTATATATGAGTAATTCTTTTGAACAAGTCCTCTCCGATGATAACCCGAATAAAGATGTTGCCATCGACGAATGTCATTTAGATTTGGTTTATGGTCTCGTAAGATCTCATAAACCTACCAATGTTCTAGAAATAGGTGTAGGTAGTGGGCGCACAACCGCTTACCTATCAAGGGCGTTGGAGAAGAATGAAAACTTACAGAAACTGACATTAGTAGACAATTGGGTTGATTGGAAAGGTGATAAACCGGAGTTTGTGAAAAAGTTTGAAGATAAAGTCAATCTAGTAGAAAGTGATGAACTCTCGTTTGTTTTCGAGAAGAATAAAACAATGTATGATTTCATCTTTTCTGATGCAGACCACTGGAATACGCAGAAATGGTTTGAGTACGTTTTCTTCTCAATGCTTAAACCTGGAGGTATACTTATTTATCACGACGTCTCTATCGAGAGTCATTGTCCGAAAGGTGCATTCAGATTTCCCAATCTAGAAGAGATACTTGTCAAGTGTAAAAGATATGGGATTTCTCATATGCATTTTGACAGGAGTTCTTCAAAGGACGAACAATGCTGGAGAGGTCTACTTGTGATATTCAAGTCACAGCTACGATATATTGTTCCAAAGGATGATACTATTTGCTTAATGGATTAAATAAATATCCCTATTCCTCCACATCTCACCATAATCATTACCACCCTTCAAATCTGAATTATCTGCACCTCTTGCATTGTTATATTTGCACTTGACGAATTTATGTTGCCCAAACTGAATATGTTCGTCAGATGTATGCTGTCCAACCATACACCTATCGGGGTATGCGCGAATATAATCAATAGAAGCATTCATGTACGCACCGGGGCCAGTTGGATATAAACAATCTAAACCATAGTGTCGTTGTTTGACATTCCACAACACGAGATCTATCATTTTCTTAGAAATGGTGTGTTTTGGTATCGAGCCTATGAAAGCTGTGTACATACACATCTGGTTTGGTGGGCAGTCAACGCTTGTATAATACTCGTTGTTTAACGAAGAAAGTGTATCTATAGGTTCAAGACAAATCTGACGAA